AGTAGACCGTGACACTCTTGCTTAAATAGTCTAGGTGGGGCAGGGCAACTTGCCCCACTTTATTTTAGGAATTTATAATGGCAACATTTTTAGCATTGACAAATAGTGTATTAGCAAGATTAAATGAAGTACAACTTACCGCTTCTAATTTTTCTGCAGCTAGAGGTATACAAACACAAGCGAAGAATGCTGTTAATGAGTCAATACGATATATTAATCAAAGAGAATTTAATTATCCATTTAATCACTCAACTAAAACAGAAACACTTGCATCAGGGTCAGTTAGATATTCCATACCTGCAGATGCAAAGACAGTAGACTACAACACATTTAGAATAGTAAAAGACCAAGATTTAGCAACAGCAGGTAATTCTTTAAGCATATTACAGTACAACGAATATGTAGATAAGTTTATTGACCAAGAAGATGAAATAGTAACGACCACACTAGCAGAGGAATTAGACGCTAGTGAAACAGAAATAGACCTTACAAGTTCTACAGGATTTGATTCTGCAGGAACTGTAGTTATAGAAAATGAAGAGATATCATATACAGGCATTAGCACTAATACACTAACAGGTTGTACACGAGGTGCTAATGGCACTACAGCAACAACTCATGCTAATTCAACTCAAGTTGCACAATTTGATGGTGGTGGTATCCCAACTCATGTAGTAAGAACTCTAGATAATAACTATCTGTTATATCCTTTTCCAAATAAAACATATGCTTTAAAGTATGACTATTTTACTTTTGCATCAGACTTGTCAGCACAAAGTGACACACCGACTATACCTGATAGATTTTCTCCAGTAATAGTAGATGGAGCTACTGCATTTACATATCAATACAGAGGAGAAACATCTCAGTATCAATTAAACTTTGCACGATTTGAGCAAGGATTAAAGAACATGCAAAGCTTATTAGTGAATAAATATGAGTATGTTAGGTCTACAGTTCTAGCACACCCAACTGTAACATCAAATTATTTTGCAACAGCAACGGTTAGATAATGCCCGATTTATCGCAGACAGCACCTGCCACATTTCCATTGATGGGTGGGTTAGTTTTAAACAAGTCTACATTTGCTATGCAACCGGGAGAAGCACTTGAGCTTGTAAACTTTGAGCCAGACATCAACGGTGGTTACAGAAGAATAAATGGATTTGTAAAGTATAATACAAACGTAGTGCCACAAACAAGTGCATCAACAGAAGAAGTGTTACTATCTTGTATATTTAACGATAAGATAGTTGCAGCTAGAGGTGAAAAAATATTTACTGCTTCATCAGGAAGTGGGTCTTGGACAGAGAGAGATAGTGGTAGAACAAGCGCAGGTGTATACACCTTTGAAAGATTTAACTTTGATGGTAATGACAAGCTAATAGTTGCAGACGGAAACAATGCACCAACAGTATTCAATACCTCATTTGCAGCTACAGATGTTACATCAGCAGGTGGTGGAGAAGTTAGCACTGCTGTAACAGGTGCAAAGTTTGTAGTAGCATTTAAAGACCACATGTTTTACGGTGGTATGGCTAGTAATAAACAAGAGGTTGTGTTTAGTGTGCCGTTTGATGAGGACAACTTTGCAACAGCTAATGGAGCAGGTAGCTTCAAAGTAGACGATACAATAACAGGGCTTAAAGTTTTCCGTGAAGATTTGTTTATATTCTGTGAAGATAGAATATTTAAACTAACAGGAACATCCTCTAGTAACTTTGCTGTAGCACCTGTAACCAGAAACATTGGATGTGTAAACGGACAGACAATACAGGAATTTGCAGGTGACTTAATATTTTTAGCACCAGATGGATTAAGAACTGTTGCCGGTACAGCAAGAATTGGTGACGTTGAACTTGGTACTATAAGCACTCCTGTGCAATCTGTATTTAACAACAACATTGCAAATGCTAGTGGTTTTAGGTCTTTGGTTATACCAAACAAAACACAGTATAGAGTGTTCTTTACAAAGTCAGGTGTGGCACAGGCTATAACAGAGGGTGTAACGACATCATTAAGAGGACAAACATTTGAGTTTGCTCAACTAAAAGGGATACGACCTACATCTACAGATACTGTAACTACAGCAACAGAAACAATAGTTATACATGGTGGTGAGGGTGGTTATGTGTACAGACAAGAGTCTGGTAATGATTTTGATGGGTCGGCTGTAGGGGGTAAATATAGAAGTCCCGATTTAAGTTTTGGTGATGCAGGAGTACGAAAGCATATGCATCGTGTTCTTGTAAGTTATAAACCAGAAGCTTCAATTAGTGCGGATATGTTTTTACGTTATGATTATGAAGACCCAAACAGTCCTAGACCTGCTGCATATTCTTTGTCAGCAAGTGATATTGTGGCTGTTTATGGTTCAGGCGTTTACGGAACAGCAACATATGGTGGACAGACAGAGCCATTATTAAGACAATCAGTGGAGGGTTCAGGATTTACAGTGGCATTGAGAGTTGATGATAATGGAACAACTGCACCTTATGCACTTAGAGGTTTTCAAATGGAATATCAAATAGGAGCTAGAAGATAAATGGGAGCAACATACACAAGACAGTCCACATATAGTGATGGTGATGTTATCACGGCTGCCCATACTAATGACGAATTTAATCAGTTATTAGCAGCCTTTCAAGCATCGACAGGACACACACATGACGGTACTGCTAACGAAGGTGGTGCTATCACAAAGCTATTAGGTAACACACTTACCTTTGGTGCAGCAACAGCAGGAACGGACATCACTATAACATTTGATGGTGAGACATCAGATGGTGTTTTTATGTGGATGGAAGATGAAGACCACTTCAAGTTCATGGATGATGTTGTAATTGATGGCACAAAAAGATTATACTTCAATGATGAAGGTGGAGAGTATCTACACGGTGATGGTACAGACCTAAATATAGTTGCAGGTGCAGACATCAACATACCTGCAAATGTCGGACTAACCTTTGGTGACGATGGAGAAAAGATTGAGGGTGATGGTACAGATTTAACCATCACAGGTAATAACATCAATCTTACAGCCACAGCAGATGTTAACATACCATCAGGTGTCGGTATAACTTTTGCTACAGCAGAGAAGATAGAATCAGATGGAACAGACCTAAGTATTACTGTTGGTTCAGGTGGAGACATCAACATACCTGCTGACATAGGTTTGACATTTGGTAATGACGGAGAGAAGATAGAAGGTGACGGTACTGACTTAACAATCACTGGTAACAATATTAATCTTACAGGTACGGCTGATATTATTATACCTGCGAATGTTGGTCTTATTCTTGATGGTTCAGGTGCTGAGAAGATAGAGTCTGATGGAACAGATATAAACTTTAGTGTAGGCTCAAACGGTGATATAAACATCCCTGCTAACATTGGTTTAACTTTTGGTGATGATGGTGAGAAGATTGAAGGTGATGGCACTGACCTAACTATAACAGGCAACAACATAAACCTCACAGCAACTGCTGACGTTATAATACCTGCAGATGTTGGTATAACATTTGGTACTGGTGAGAAGATTGAAGGTGACAACACAGACCTAACAATAACATCAGGTGCAAAGATAAATCTTACAGCTACCTCTGACATACACGTACCAAACAATGTCGGCATAGTATTTGGTGGTGACAGTGAAAAAATTGAAGGTGATGGCACAGATATGACTATCTCTTCAAACAATCTTACTGTTGATGCTGCAGGAGATATAGTCTTAGATGCAGGTGGTGCAAACATTACATTTAAAGATGACGGAACATCTATATTAGACATCGCAAACAACT